GGAAAACATTTTCATAGCTTCTGTCCAGCCCATGATCCAGGTCATACTCCACCCGGCTCAGTTCCTTGAGGATATTCTGATCTTCGGGGGAGAGATCGTCCAGCATGGCCTGCTGATCTTTTTGCCAGTTATTTTTCAGGGTCTGGTTTACCTGTTTTCGGGCTTCCCTTTCCCGGTCCTGCTCTTCCAGCTTGACCCGGGATGCCAGGGCATTCTGATTCGTTTCCTGCCGGCTTTCCTCCTTCACGAAAGAACCAAGGCGCGCCGATGATGTCTGTTTCTCCTGGCTGACTGCGGGCTAACTGCCCCCGCCTGCCCGGCGCTCTGGCTCTGGGGCTGGCTGCCGGCCATTTTTTGCCACTGGCTCTCCACCATCTTCATGCTGTTCACCAGGCTGTACGCCCTATCCAGCCCCACCTTGCCCTCGATCAGGTCATACTTCAGCTTTTGCTTGGCCTGGCTCACCAAATTTTCCGCCTGCCCGCGCTGCATCCCCATCTTCCGGTCCATCCCCTATCCCTCCTTTTTTCAGCCCAGATAGGCCATCAGGCTGGCCAGGCTGCTCTCGTAGGCCTTGCGGTCGGCGGCGATGTTCTGCTGCAGCTGATCGTAGGCCTGGGCCAGCAGGGTGTTGTAGTTCTGCTCGGCCTCGGCCTTGCCGGTCTGGTAGGTGTTGAGCAGGCTGGTCAGGTTCTGGGCCCGGCCGGTCTCGATGCTGTTGCGGCTGTTGCCGTAGTTGTTCAGCAGGCCGGCGGCGGTGGTCTCGCTGAGGCCCCCGGTGATGCCCTGGGCGCTGAGCATCTGGGGCAGGGTGCGCTGGGCCTGCATCCGGGAGATATAGGCCTCCTGCAGGCTGCGGTCGGCGTCCTGATTCACCTGGCCCTTGCCGTAGTTGTAGGCGGAAAGCAGGCTTTCCAGCTGGGAATCCCGGTTTTTGGCATAGAGCCGCTGGCTCTTGTCGTAGGCGGCCTGGCGGGCGGCCAGGCGTTCTTCCAGGTTTTTCTGCAAATCGCTCTTGATGCTGTTGATGATGCCGCTGTAGTCGGGGGCCGAATAGGTACTGGCCCCGCCGCCCCCCGAGGAACCGGAGGAAGAAGAGCCCGAGGAGCCCCGGCCCAGCCCCAGCAGTTCGGGGGTCACTGCCTGGGCGGCGGGCAGCTGGTTCATGGTATCCTCCAGGGTGTGCAGGCTGCCCGCATTGGCCCGATTGGGGAACTGCCGCAGCTTTTTCATCTCGTTCATGATGTCGTCGCTGGTGGTGATGGGCTTAAGACTGGTGTTTGCCATGGTTCATTCTCCTTTCCCGCCTTCGCCGGCGGCTTCCAGCCCGGCCTGGGCCACCTCCAGGGCCTTTTGCAAAAAGGCCGGGCAGGGGGCCCCCATGGCCAGGGCGTTTTCGGCAATGCTGCCCAGCTCGGTGACCACATACCAGCACAGCACCAGAGGGGTGAGCAGGAACCGGTATTCAAAGGGCAGGTTCACCACCGGCAGGTTCCGGGCCACCAGGCTGATGAGGCTATCCAGCACCAGGGCGGTGAAGGCCACAAAGAACATCCCCGCCTTGTGCCACAGCCCGTCCCGGGCTTTCTGGCTGCTCCACTGGCCGGCCCTGGCCGCCGCCAGGGTGCCGGTGAGGTAATCGGCCCCCATGCAGCCGGCCCAGAGCAGCACCAGCCAGCCCATCCAGCCGAACACGGCGGTGAGGGCCCCGGCCAGGCCGGTCACCCCCAGCTTGATATTCCGCAAGGTATCTTCCATCTCATTCTCCTCCTTCTTTTACCCCGAGGCCCCACAGCCCCGCCAGTGCCTTGATCAGTTCCGCCTGGGCAGGGCCCGCCCCGGTGAGGGTCAGGGCGGTCTTTTCGCCGCCTTCCTGGCCGCTCCCGCCGCTTTCCTGGCCGCCGGTATCGCCCTCTTCGCCATCGCCCGGCCTGTCCTCGCCCCCTTCGGGCTTGTCCTCGCCCTCCGCCGGCTCATCCGGCTCCTGGGGGGCTACCCCCTCGGCCCCAAGGCCCAGGCTCTGGGCCAGGGCCAGCAGCCTTTTACGGTCGCCAAGGCTTGCCGGGCCGATAACGATGTAATCCCCCTGGTGGGAATATCCCAGGCCCAGGCCCTCGGCAAAGGCGGCCAGGCTCTGCCGGTCACCCTCGCTCACCGGGCCGATCTTGTAGGTGTCAAAACTCAGGTCCATCTCGCCTTCTCCTTTCGTTTCGGAAACAAAATCCCGGTATACATGGTCGAGGTCCACCCGGCCCGAGATGCCCGGCAGGCTGCCCGAGCTGGTATACTGGTGGATATCCCGGGGGATGGCGGTATCGTAATTGGCCCGGTAATCGGCCAGCCAGATGCTGTCGCAGGCGGCCCGGATGGCTGCCAGATCCACCCCGGCAAACCAGGCGGTATAGCTGTAGTAGCCGGTGCGGTAGGGGCTGTGGGCCCGGATATAGTTCAAAAAGGCCAGGGCGCAGGCGGTGCGGCCAGCCGCCGGGATGCTGTTTTCCTCCTGATCGAAGTAAAGGGGCAGCTGAAGGGGCCGCCCGGCCAGCACCTCCAGGCAGGCCCGGGCCTCGGTCTCGGCGTCGGCGGGGTCTTTGGCATAGCTGAACCAGTAGGCCCCCACCGGCAGGCCGACCGAGCCGGCCCCGGCATAGTTTTCCTCAAAATACTTGTCCTTCTGGCTGGCCTCTCTGCCGTAGCCGGCCCGCAGGATGAGGGCATAGAGCCCGGCCGTTTTCAGGGCGGGCCAGTTTACACGGCCCTGATGGGCCGAGAGATCCGCCGCAAGGGCGTGGAATGCCATGGCAAAAACCTCCTTTTTTCAGGCTGCGGCCCGCCTCACCCGATCTTGATGAGGGCGGCGGTGCCGTACATATAGATGCCGGTGTTGGACTGGCGCAGATAATAGTTCTGGCTGCCGGACACGGTGAAGGTGTTGTCCGACATGCCCAGCCCGCCGGAGGCCGTCACCGTACTTTTGGCGGCCCCGCCCACATACAGGGTCATGTTGATCTTGTCGTTGTAGGGCGTCCAGGAACTGACAAAGCGGTAGGTGCCGGCGGGCAGGGTACCGGAAGCCACCACCCCATAGGTGTACTTGGGCGGGATATTGGCGTTGCCGTACTGGGGGCCGCTGTGCCAGATGGCCGCGCCCAGGGGCGTGCCGGTGCCGGCGATGCCCAGCACATTGCTGCCGGCCATCAGCTTGGCGGCGGTGAGCCCGATGGTGGAGGCCACGTTGGCCTGGGCGCACCGCAGCTTGGTGGAGGTATCCACATAGCCCACACCGGGGGGCTGGTAGATCAGATACCCGCCGGAAAGGCTGCGGGTGGTGGTGGTGAGGGTGGAGCCCGCCGCGTTGGGCATAGTGCCGGTGGCCTTGGCGCTGCCGCCCGAGCCGAACACCTTGCCGGAAAGTACGTCCGGGGCGGTGGCGGTGATGCCGGTGGGCCCGCCCTCGGCAAAGCCCTGGCTGTAGGCCTCGTCCCGCACCGTCTGGATCTTATCCTCAAATTCCTGGGGGTTCAGGGGGTCCGCCGTGCCCAGCACCGAGCGGAATTTATCCGCCAGGCCCTTCAAAAAATCCGTGAGATTGTCGTTTTTTGCCATTGTCACACCTCCGTGTTCAGGGCCGCGGTCACGGCGGCGGCGATGGCCTCGTCGGTCTGGGCCCGGGTGTAGTAGTCGCTCATGTCGGGGGCGGGGCCGGTCTCGCCCTTTTCCCCCTTCAGCATCTCGATCTGCTCTTGGGTGAGGGCCTCAAAGGCCACGGTGCCGTCCGCCCCCTTTTCCCCCTGGGGCCCCGTCTCGCCCTGGGGGCCCTGGGGCCCCTGAGGGCCGGCGGGGCCGCTCTCGCCCCTTTCCCCCTGGGGGCCGGCGGGGCCGGTATCCCCTTTCTCCCCCTGGGGGCCCCGGGCGGGCAGGCCGGTATCCTGCCAGCCGCTGCCGTCCCAGCAAAACCAGTTGCCGCTTGGGCCGATATAGGGGCTTTTGCCGTCCAGGCCGGCCACCACCGAGCCGAAATCGGAGCGGAACACCCCCTCCGTCCCGGCCCAGGCGGGGGAGAAGGAATCCTCCCCATCCCCCCAGCGGGGGATAAACTCTGCCATATCAGATCACCCCTTCCTTGAGAAGCTCGTCGGGGGCGGCGGTGAGGACGCCGCTTTTGAGGGCGGTGCCCGCCGTGGTGCGAAGCCGCAGCTGGATGCGGATGGGCCCGCCCGAGGCGGGAAAGCGGAGAGTGTCCTCCTGGGAAAGGCGCACCCGGGCCAGGGCCCCCTCAAAGGCGCAGTCGGCCAGGGTCTTTTCCAGCACGGTGGCCCCGCCCTGCTGGTAGGTGATGTAAAGGGCGGCCAGCTCCTGCCCGGGGCAGGGCAGGGTGAAGCTGTGGGTGAGGGTGCAGCCGCCGGAAAGAATGGCCATACCTCACACCTCCCCGTTGAGGGCGGCGGTGATGGCCGCCGCAATGGCGTCGTCGGTGTACTGGTAAACGTCCAGCCCCCGGTTCCGGGTATCGTAGACGGCCTTGGTCATGTCGGCGGCGCCGGTATCAAAGACGGCCCCGGCAATGGCCTCGGCCACCTGCTGGGCGGTCATGGCCCCGATGGAATCGGCGGTGATGCCGTGGGGGTTGTTTTTGTCCAGCACATGCTGCTGAAGGTTGCCGGCTGAGCCGTCGGGCAGCACCGCCCCCACATGGCTGGCCCCGGCGATGCCCACCCCGCTGGCCAGCTCCTCCACCAGCCGGTTGAAGGCGGGCACGAGGACGGCCCGGGCGGTCTCCTCGAATTTTTCCTGCATCTCGGCGGTGGAAAGGCCGGGGGTATCGGGCAGGCCGATGACCCCCTTGCCCTCCAGGTCCGCCTCGGTGATCTTGGTAAGCATTGGTTATCACCCCTTGTAATTGCCGTTTTCGGTGTACTCCACCGCCCAGCTCATCAGGCCGAAGGGCTCGTTGCGCCGGTCGTTCTCGATCCGGAATCGAATCTTGTCCATCCGGCGCAGGCGGGTTTTGGTGTGGAGGGTCTTGTTGGTGGTATCGCTGGAAAAGGTGAACTTGGAAAAGACCAGTTCGGGGAAATACAGGTACCGGGCCGAGTATTCCTCATTCCGCAACAGGGCCCAGAGCCCCTTGCGCATGGCGTACATCCGCACCCCGGTGTACACCCCCGCCTGCTGCTGGATGGCCAGATACCGGAAGTTCTTGTTTTTAAAAAACCGCTTGCCGGTGAGGTCGGGGGTCTCCCAGGCGGCAAAGATGGCCTGGCCCGCCGAATCCGGGTCCCGGATATCCCGCCCGTCGCTGAAACTGAGGGTGGAGCGCTTGTTGGTGTAAAAGGCGCAGAGCTTGCCGCCGGGGGTGCCGAAGTGGAGGGCGCCCCCTTCCTCCCACAGTACCCGGGCGGGCAGGTTGAGCCGGTTGAAGCAGGCGTACTGGCGGGTGGAATAGGGCTGGCCCCCCTCGGCCAGGCTCTGGAGCCCGTCCAGGATGAAGGCCTCATCCCCGAGACACAGCCAGTACATATCGTTGTAGGTGAAGGCCACCGCCTCTTCCAGGCCGGGGCGCTCTTTCAGCACCGCGTCTATGTAATAGCTGCGGTTCTGCTGGTAGCGCTCGCCGGTCACGTCGCTGGTGGTGAGGGCGTATACCCCGATGCCGGTGAGGAACAGCGGCTCGCTGCCCAGATAGGCGATGCTGTCGGGGGCGATGGCGCCCGGGCCCTGGAGGGTGTTGTAGACCGGGAAGGCGGCCTGGTCCTCGGCCAGCTCGCCGGTGCGCAGCACCACGCTGCGCTCCGGGTCCCGGCTGTCCTTGAAGGCGGCCAGGCAGTTGCCCACCAGGCAATACCCCACCAGGGCGCTCTGGGCGCTGCCCACCGTGCCATAGCCGGTGTCCGGCCAGTAGGTGGGGTCGTTCTGGCCGCTCCACCAGTCATAGTTGAGAAGGGTGCCGTCCGGGTTGCCGGAAACAAAGAGCCGGTCCGGCACCCCGTTCACCCCGTACAGGATGCCCACGGCGCATTTGTTCACCCGGTCGGCGTAGCCCTCCACCGTGTGGGGGGCGGTGATCTTCACGTTGTCCTCGCCGGTGACCGGGGGCTTGCCGGGGGCGGTGTCAAAGGTGACGAGGGCCTTTTCCCGGTCCACCGAAAAGCCCCCGGTCTTTTTCTGCCAGGCGCCGGTATCGTCCTTGAAAAAGACCTCCACCTCCCCCTCCTCATCCAGGGGGGCCAGGCTGAGCTGGTAGGCCTTGGCTTCGCCGTCGCTCAAAAAGGTCTCGGTGTACCGGGGGCCCAAAAGGTTCAGGGCCTCGTACCCCTCGCCGCCCCCCGAGGGGGCCCGCCCGATGGTGAGGGTGGGCACATAGGGGGTCTGGTCGGCGGGGGTGAGCGTTTCCCCGTCCCAGAGCAGGAGCCGCTTGCCGTCCTGGATGACCAGGCGGCCCCCCAGCTGGAAGCTGTGGCTGCGGGCGTCGGCCATATCCTCATACAAGAGGGTCTTTTGGGCGGGGGCGTCCCCCTGGGCGGGCTGGTATTTGTAAAGCCGGGTGCCGGCGTGGATGAGGGAAAAGCGGTCGGTGATGAGCTTGTGCCGCCCGTTGATGGGGCCCTCGAAGTCCTCGTAGATATACCAGCCCATGCACTTGCGCACCTTGCCGGGCACATCCCGGATCATGTTGGGGGCGTAGGGGCTTTTGTCCACCTCCACGTTGCCGGCCTCGTTGGTGTAGTCCACACCCCGGAAGGTGTCGGCGCTGAAAACGCTGCGGCTTACCGCCGCCGGCAGGGAATAGGCCATCTCACCACCCGCTTTCCGAAGTGAAGGCGTCGGCCAGGACGCCCTTGTCCGCCGGGGCCAGGGCGTACAGCCCGGTCTCGAACTCGTTCATGTAATAGGTGGCCAGCTGCAGGTCGTCCTCCTTGTACAGCTGGCCGGCGATGTAAAGGGGTAAGAGAGCGCAGGCGTCCTCTTCCAGGGGCAGCAGCCAGCCCTCCGGCGTGTCGTCGGTAAGGCGGGGGGCTTTGGCCTGGTAAGCCAGCCAGACCCGCCCGGCTGAGGGCAGCGCCGGCAGGCAGAGCCACCGGCCCCCCGCCACCGCCGCCCCCCGCAGGGGGGTGAGCCGGCCATCCGGCCCTTCAAAATAGGTCTCGGGGATGCCGGTGTTCTGATGGTCCCAGGCAAGGCCGGCCAGGTCCAGCCGGGCAGGGCCGGGGCCGGCGGTGAACTCGGCCCACCGGCGCAGGGGCCGCGCCGCCGCCAGCCGCCAGAGCCCCTCGCTGGCGGCGGCGGGCATGGCGGCCAGGTATTCCTGCTTGACCTCCTCGCTGCCGGCGCTGCCGGCGCAGAAGAGCTTTTGCAGGGCGATCTGTTTGCATTCCTGCCAGGTCAATGGGTCTCCTCCCTTCCTGATGTTGGGTTTGTTTTGCTTTTTAAAAAAGGCCCGCTGCGTGAGGGGAGCTGTTTCGCCGGAGGCTTTAGCCGACGGCGGGTGCCCCCACGCAGTGGGCCCACTGCGTGGGGGGCGCCCGCCCTTTGGCCTTCGGCCAGGGCGAAGGGGCCCATTGTGCAGGGGCCCGGGCATTTTCAACAAAGAGCCCCGCCACACAGCGGGGCCCCGGGGGGCAGGCAGCGCCCAAAGGCCCGTGGGTCAGGCGGAGACCGAAGTGCCGCTCACGCCCTCGCCGCAAAGGGCGATGCAGCGCCAGTTGTTGAAGCCGGCGGCAAAGCGGGCCCGGCCCCGCCAGATGTTGGCGTCGGTGTTGGGGTCGATGTCGCTTTTCACGGTGAGGGGGGTGCGCTCCACAAAGGGCAGGCAGAGGTAGTCCTCCTTGAAGCGGGAATCCATCAGCATGAAGTAGGGCTTATCCCCGATGGTCTTGGGCAGGTAGGGCCAGACGATCACGTTCCACAGGCCCATCTGGAAGTTGAGGGCGTTGGAATTGCTCTCGGGGTCCTGTTCGCTGCCCACGGCGGCAAACACGGCCCGCTTGAGGCTGCCGATGTTGGGGATGATGATGGTGTCGGGGGCCAGGTTCAGCAGGTTGCCGTCATCGTCGGTGAAATCCTGCATCCGCTCCTGGACGGTATCCAGCACCCCGGCGCTGAAAGCCCCGGTGAACAGGTTGGACTGGCCGGCCGCCCCGCCGGTGATGGAGGGGTGGGCCGTGCTGAACAGGGGCACCCCGTCGGCGCTGGTGGCGTCGTAGACGCTGCGGCCGATGGATACGGTCTTGCCGGTGGCGCCGGCCAGCAGGGCGGCGGCGAACTTTTCCCGGGTGCGGCCGTAACTGGTGGTGAAGATGCCGGCCCGGCTCTTGATCTTGCCGTGCTTTGCGTCCTCCACCATCTCCTGGGTCACCTCGAAGCTGCTCTTCCAGGTGGCGGGCTCGATGGTCTTGGAATAACCCTCCCGCATGCTGGTCTTGGGGTAGGCGCCGTTCTCGCCCACGTTCTCGAAATCGCCCAGGCTGGTTTCGATCACGTATTTCTCGGCGAAGTTGCGGCTTTTGTCCATGGTGAAGATGTTCTTGATCTGGCTCTGCTGCTCAAAGGCCTCCACCCCTTTTTCGATGATGGCCCGGATGGGCTCCTGGCTTTTGCCGTAGATGGAATCGGCCACGCCGCTGCTTTTGGAAAAAATCATGTACAGTTCCCTCCCTCAAAAATCAGGCGAAATAGCCCAGCACCGGGGTGCCGGCCTTGTTCTGGGTGTGCAGGACGGTGAAAACGCCGCTCTCGGCGGTGTTGGTCACGCCCAGCCCGTCCTCGGCCAGGGTGACCAGGCCCCCGGCCTGGGCCACGGCCCCGCTGGCGGGGGCGGAAAAGATGGTGGTGGGCAGTACCCGGATGGCCGGGTAGAGCAGGCCGCTTTCGGGGCCGGGCACGGCGGGGCCCATGACGATGTGGGTGGGCTTTTCGGTGGCGGAGGCCTTGGCCAGGGCGCCGGCGGTGAACTTGGCCGCCATGCCCATGGCAAGGCCCTCGGTGCCGGGCAGTACCCGGATGGGCTCCACGTCGGAAACTTCGCGGGCGTATACGTTGAACATGCTCATCTCTCCTTTTCAAATCGAGTCTTGTACCGCCTTGCCTCGGCGGGGCCGAAGCCGTAGGCGGCCCATTCTTCCAGTTCGGCGGCGGTCATCTCGGTGCCCCTGCCCTCGCCGCCTCCCACCGGGGCCAGGTGGGTCTTGCTGCGGGCCTCGTTCAGGGCCTGCTGCCGGGCGGCTTCGGCCCGGCCTTTCAGCAGCCGGTCGAAGAATACCGCCTTGTAGGCGCTCACCTCGTCCAGCCCTTTCTCGAACACCAGCCGGTAATAGGCCCGGTCGGTGTCGGCGGCGGCAATGTCGCCCCAGCCGGTGACGGAAGGGTCCAGCCGGCGGATCTCATCCAGCCGGCTCCCATAGTCTGCGGCCTCGCCGGAAGGCCCGCTGTTCTCTCCCGGCCCGGCTTTTGCCGCCAGGTTTGCCAGGGCCACTTTCAGGGCCAGCTCGCCCAGCTCCTTGTCGGCCCGCAGGGCTTCCAGCAGCCCGCCGCCCTCCTGCGTGGCCCCCTGCGGGGGGAGCCTCCCGGCCTCGACCCCCTGCGGGGGGTGCATCCTGCCTCGACCTTCGGCCTCGGCAGACTCCTGGGGCAGGCTCTCCCGGCTCCCTTCCAGTTCCGTCCCATCGGGCCCGGCCAGATTTTCGGCCCCGGCAGAATACCCGCCGCTCCCGGTCAAACTCCCGGCTCCTTCCCCCGTGGGGGCCGGGGCAAAGATCTCTTCTTCCATCCCCTCGCCCCCTCTCAGCGGCCCCGCAGATCGCCCCGGGCGTCGCCGCTCTTGACCACCGTGGGCTTGCGGGTGCTGCCGGTGGGTTTCGGGGCCTGTACCTTCTGGCTGGAAGTGTTGGTGATGTTCAGCTGTTTCATGGTGTTTCCTCCTTTTCTTGCCGGGCGGGGGTCTCCCGCACGCTGCCATATTCGGCGCACTGCTTGTTGCGGCAGCAAAGCCGCAGCACCGTACCCTCCTCCGCCTGGCGGCGGGGTGGGTCGGCCAGGCGCATCTCTACCTTACATCGGGGGCAGAGCATCCCTCTCACCCCCTTCCCCCAGGGCCCTCAGCAGGGCCAGGATGTCCGCCCCGGCCCCGCCATCCCCGGCCTCCGGGGCACTCTCCTGCCCCGCCGCAAGGGCGCCGGCTTGCCCGCCGGTCAGCCCGGCCGGATCTTCCCCGGCCAGGGCATTCACGCCCCCGGCGGCCAGGGCCTCCTCCCTTTGCCTTGCTTCCAGGGCCTGGCGGATCTGGCCGGCGTAGGGGTAGTTGGTCCACTCGTACAGCCGCCAGAGCAGCACCTGGGTGCCGGTCTTGTCCAGGGGGCCGAAAGCGCCGCTCTGGTAGTTCTGGGCGATCTGCTGCCACAGGGCCTCCCGGTTGCTGCTAAGGGTGGCCGAGGGGTCCACACTAAAAATGAACTCATCATCCCAGTACAGCTGGCCGGCGGCGTCCCGGCGCAGAAACTCCCACCGGTCGAAGTGGTCATAGGTCAGCTGGCCCTCCTCGTTCCGCCAGGAATAGGGCAGGGGCTGGTCGGCCCAGGCCAGCCAGGAGCGGAAGATCATCCGGTACAGCTCGGCGTAGGCCAGGTTTTTCATTTCCCGCTTGGATTGGAGCCGCCCGGCGGACTGGTTGGCCGAAAACTGTTTGGCGGTGCCGGAAATGGCCGAGGAATCGTACTTGCCCTGGAAGGCGTCGGTGATGCCCAGGGTGGATTTGGCCCAGGAATAGTTGTCCTCCAAGGCCAGCCGCTCCTTGGTCACGTCAGGCTGGATGTTCAGCACGTCGATGAGCTGCTTTTCGGCGGGGGTGCGAAGCCGGATGATCTTCAGCTCCCGCTCGGTGGTCTCCACATTCACCCCCTGGGGCAGGGTGACGTAGCTGCCGCCCTTCAAAATTTTCTCGTCGATCTTGGCCCCCAGCTTTTTCACGGTGTCCTGCTGGTCCCGGATGACGGCGGCGTCGCTCACCCCCAAAAGGCTGCCGTATTTGCGGATGTTGGGCCGCAGCACCAGGGGGTAGAGCCCGGGCCGGTAGACCGGGGCTTTCAGCCGCTGGCGGCGGCTCTGGGTGAGGGGCTGGCCTTCCTGGCCCAATACCGGCAGGCCGTCCTTATCCAGCAGGGGCACCTCTTCTTCCGGGCCCCAGGGGCCGAAATCCCCCAGGTAGGCCCGGAAATCCTCGGGCAGTTCCTGGCTTTCCAGGCTCTGGCGGATAAACTTCTTCCCCCCGCAGGGGCAGACGGGGCCGCTTTCCTCCCTGCCGCAGGCGGCGCATACCCGGCGCATCCGGCCCTGGCAGCCGGGCAGATCTTCCAGCAGGGTGTCCCCCGCCCAGCTGAACAGGCCGATGTCCCCCTCCTCGTCCCGGTAGTAGGCGATGTTCTGGGTCACCAGATCCTCTTCCGGGCCCTGGCCGGGGCCCCGCAGGCCGGGGTCCTCCTCCCCGTCGGTCACCTCCACCCCGTACCGGCGCTTCAGAAAGGCCCGGGTCTGGGGCAGGCGAAGGAAGAGGTAATCCATCTTTTCGATTTCGTACACCCCCGGCTGGGGGATGACCTGGCGGGGGTGCCGTTCGGTGACGGTCACATCCCCCAGCACACAGTGGCCGCCGGCGGCGGGGTCCCATTCCACCTGCCAGAAGCTGCCCCCCTGGATGGGTACGGTGCGCTCCTGCAGGTCGTTCAGGGCCCCCAGCCGGCCGGAGGTGATCCGGCTGCGAAGCAGGGCCTCGATCTTTTTGGCCAGGGGCCGGTCCTCCCGGTGCACCGCCTCCACCCGGGGCAGGGGGATGGTGGGGTCCACCTGGCTCTCGATCAATTCGTACACGATGTTCCGCACGTTGGAGCTGAGCCGCCGGGCGCTTTGGCCGGTGTTGGGGTCGGGGTCCACCGACCGGTCCCCGTTGTAGTAGCCCTCCCGCCGGTCCATCTCGGCCAGTTCCTCGGCATAGGCCTTGAGGGCCTTGTCCAGCCGCTCCTGCCAGAACCGGAGCTTTTCGGCCCGCTGTTTTTTCTCTTTTTCCCCTCTCAAAACGGATCCCCCCATCTCTCGATCAGCATCTGCCGCTGGGCGGGCGATGCGTGTTCATAGTCCTCGTACTGGTCGGCCTCCCATACCGCCCGGCGCCGGGGCGCTGCCGGGGCCGCCGGCCCCGCCCACCAGACGCAGAAGGCCCGAAGGCTGTCGCAGTCGTGGGTCAGGGCGTGGGGCTCCTTGGCGTATACGTCCGGGCGCAGGGGGTCTTTGAGAATCTTCTGCAGGCAGCGCAGCAGGTTCGGCGCCTGCCCCCGCCCGATGGTGAGCATCGGCTCGCCCCCCGGCCCGGGCCGCAGCCATTCCTTCATGCCGGCGCACCCGGCCTCAAAGTCGTTGCTGGTGCGGGTAAGGGGCAGGCCGTGTTCCTCAAAAATGGCCGCCCGGCTCCGGCCGCTCTCCTGGCTGCGGCTCCATAAGTCGGGCGGGGCCAGCACCGCCTCGATCTCCTCGCCGCCCGACAGGGCCCGGGCCGTCTCGGCGGCCTCGCCGATTTTCTGGTCGGGGGCGTCGTATTCCCGGTAGACCCGGGCCCGGCCAAAGGCATCCACCCCGATCCAGTGGGCCGAAAACATATCCAGCCCGTAGTCGATGGCCAGAAACCGGCGCACCGGCCCGGCAAAGAAGTTGTCCGGCCCCCGCAGGTGGGTGGCCTCGGTCACTTCCGGGAAGAACTGGCCCCCCGGCACCCGCAGGGCCTGTTCCACACTGGCGGGGTATTCCTGGAGGGTCTTGTCCGGCCCCAGGGCCTTCCGGGTGGCCTGATACCAGGCCTCGTCCCGGGCCGGGTCGGCCTGCCAGGGCAGGAAGATCTTGTGGAACCCGTTGTGGGGATTGGTGAAGATCTCCTCAAACAGGGTGCCCCGCTTGATGGTGGAAAGGCCGATGACCCGCCCCGAGCCGGGCCGGTTCATGACCGGGAAGATGGAGGCCCAAATCTCCTCGGCAAATTGCTGGAAGGCCCATTCGTCCAGGATGACCAGGTCGGCGGTGAAGCCCCGGGCCGCCCCGGGGGAGGAAAGCAGGGCCTTGAATACCGAATCCGGCCCCCAGGGAAAGCGGAGGGTGAGTTCCAGGCTGGCGGCCCGGAACACCGGCCCGGCCCAGCCGGGGGGCGCGGCCCGTTCCTCCCGCACCAGTTCGGGCATGCTGCGCAGGATGACCGCCGCCCGGCGCACCAGCTCCTTGGCCTCGTCCTCGGCCCGGCTGATGGCCACCACGGTGCGGCCGCTCCGGCAAAGCAGCAGCCTTACCGCCTCGGTGAGGGCCAGCCAGGTGATGCCCAGCTGACGGGCCTTTAAAATCACGTTCATGCGGTGGGTGGCCAGCTCTTCCAGGGCCTGTTTCTGGGCGGGCCAGAGCCGGAAGGGCTGAATGAGCTCGGCGGCGCTTTTATCCTCGATGTGGCCGTAGGTCTCGGCGAAATACACCGGGTGTTCGGCGCAGTATTCCAGCTCTTTGCGGCGCACCCAGGCGGCGCTGGCTGCCATGGGCATGCCTCCTTCCCTTGGTCGGTTTGCGGTTGGTGTGGTCTTGCGGTGGTGTGTATAGCTTGTCGGGGCGGCAGCGGTTTGCCGCGGTTTCACAAAAGCCCGTGTGATTTTGCGGGGGTGTCAATCAAAACTTTTCGTCGCCTTTTCGTCGGTCCCTGTCAATCAAAACTTTTCGTCGCCTTTTCGTCGGCCCCTGCAATGGGGGCAGCGCCTTTCGGGACACAGGCACCCGGCGGGCGATGGGGCGAAGATAGCGGGCGGGGGGATCGGTCTAAGAAAAACTCGCAGGACGCTGAAAGCGGAGTTGCACAGTTTTTCGTGACCGGCCCCCCGTCCGAGCAGGGCCGGGGGGCTGGGGGAAGAGCAGCGGCAGAACCGCCTGACCCGAAAACCCCACCGGCCCGGCCAAACGCCCCGGCGAAATCGTTCGTCCGAGCAGGGCCGGGGGGCTGGGGGAAGAGCAGCGGCAGAACCGCCTGACCCGAAAACCCCACCGGCCCGACCGGAAAACGCCCCGGCGTCCCCCGTCCGAAATGCACTTTTTGAAAAAATTCCCCAAACCCACCCTCCCAGCGTCTGCTATGCCGGGCACACCCAGCGGGGCTTCCCCCCGCCGTTTTGTCAATCTGTTTTTTTCGTCGTTTTTTCGCCGACGGCTTTTACTCCTCGGTCTGCCGTTCCAGCCTGGCCGCCACCTTTTTCAGCAGGGCCAGGTCGGCGGCGGTGAGGGGGGCCTGCTCGGCGGCGGCGTCCTTTTCGCCAGAGGCGTCCCGCAAAAACTGGGCCGCCCGGGTGTCCCCCTGCAGGGCCCTGGCCGCCTGGGCCAGAAGGGCCGCTTCGTATACTTCCAGGGGCCGGCCCCGGGCCTCGGCGGCCCGCCGGGCGGTCTCTTCCAGCCCCGAAAGGGCCGCCGCCCCCTCCGGGCAGGGCAGGCTCAAAAGCTCGGCGGCTATCTCCCGCAAGGGCCGCAGCCCCGCCTTTTTTCGCCTCATCTTCCGCCCTCCTTTCTGGTTCTGTGGCTATTTTAGCACGCTGTTTCGTGACAATGAGGGCAGCTGTGCCGGTGCCCGCCTTTTGTTTTTGGCCCGCTTTCCCCCCTCACTCCTTTTCCAGCCTTGAATCACAGAATCGATGCACCGCCTTCTTCCAGCTGTCAGCGCTGCCCCGGCCCAGCCGGGCCGCCACCTCGTCCCAGCCGCAGCCCTCCATGCACACCATGTGCAGGGCGCACCGCAGGGCCGGGCTGCCCGCCGTCTCGATCAGGGCCAGGGCCTGGGGCACCTCCCGGGCCAGGGCCCGGTTCTTTTCTTCCAGCTCCCGGGCCAGCCGGTTCAGGTCCACCTCCTGGCCGTTCACCGCCCCCGCCGCCGCCAGGCTTTTCAGGGCTTCCAGCCGCTCGGCCCGGGCCCGGATGTCCTCCTTGGCGGCCCAAAGCATAAAAAATTCCCGTTTGGTCATGACTTTCCCTTCCTTTCCGGCCGGGGCTGTTCCCCCCTGGCCTGTACCTCCATGAACTGGTGGTATCGCCGCCGCCAGTAAAATTCCACGCATCCCAGCGCCCCCGCCCGGTTTTTCAGCACCCGGGCCCTGGCCCTACCCTCCCCGCCGGGGCCGGGGTCCTCGGCTTCCAGGCCGATGAGCAGGTCGGCGTCCTGCTCGATGGTGGCCGAGCCGAACATGTCCCCCATGGTCATAGGCCGCCCCTCGCTGGAACGCCCCGCCTGCACCAGCTCCACCACCGCCACCCGGCGCTTCATGGCCAGCTGCTTGAGGCCCCGGGTCAGCCCCGCCAGCTCCTCGTTGCGCTGGGAGCGGGCCTTGTGGGGGGTGAGGAGGCCCAGATGATCCACCACCACCACCTGGGGCTTGAACCGCAGGATGTTGGCTTCCAGCTGCTGCAGCCCGGCACAGTCCCGGTCGTCGATGATCAGGCTGTACTTTTCTTCCAGCAGCCGGGCCGCCTGGGCCACCCGCTGGCGCTGGGCCGGGGTGAGGGCCCTGTCCCGGAAAAGGGCGCTGTCCAGCCCCAGGGCCCGGGCGAAAATGCAGGTGTACAGCTGCTCCCGGGGCATTTCCAGGGATTGGTACAGCACCCGCCGGCCCTTGCTCACCTGGGTGGCGATCTGCAAAGCAAAGCTGGTCTTGCCGCCCCCCGGCCGGGCCGAGATGGCCGTCACCCCCCTTTGGGGCAGCCCGCCGGTCAGCCTGTCCAGCCCCGCAAACCCGGTGGCCAGGGCCGGGCGATCCGCCCCCAGCCAGCCCAAAAAATCCCCCATCCCCTCCTTCCAGTCCTTGGCGGTGCGCTCCCCCTCCGCCTCTTCCAGGGCCTGCTGGCTCTGCCAAAGCTGCCCCAGGGCCCGGGTCAGGCCCGAGGCGTCCATCCCCGAGATCCGCAGCTCGTCCAGCCCGGTCAGGATGGCCCGCTCCCGCCAGCCCTCCCGCAGGCAGGCGATATAGCTCTCAAACCCCGCCAGGCCGGGGGCCGTCTCGGCACATTCCAGCACCAGGGCCTTGTACTCCTCCCCCAGGGTCTCGATCAGGGTGGTGGCGTCCGCCCGCAGGCCCTTCTTGCGCAGCTCCTGGCAGCAGCCGAACATCCTGGCCAGGGCCTCGTTTTCAAACATCTCCGGCCTTACCCGGCCATACACCCCTTCGCAGTCCTCCGGGGCCATCATCATGCAGCCCAACAGGCTTTTTTCCGCCCAGATCACGGCGTTTTCCCTCCTTTTTGCTGGTTTCAGCCCTCCCGGGCCTCAAAGGCAAGGCCGTCCAGGGCGTTTTCCAGGCTCCAGTCCTCCCGGGCCACCACCTGCACCGGGGCCTCGGGCGGGGGCTGCCCGGCGGGCTCGTCCTCCCAGCGGCGGCCCCGCAGCCAGGCACCCGGGTAGGGCACGAACCGCCCGCCCTCCCGCTGCCACTCGGCCCCCGCCTTCTGGCTTTCCAGGGCCGAGAGCAGCCGGGCCTGCAGCCCATGGTCGGGGGAAAGGGCCTTCCAGGCCCGGGCGGCGTCCGCCCTGGCCCGCTTTTTGGGGTAGGCCGCCCAGAAGGCCCCGAAGCCCTCCGGGTCGCCGGCCCCGGCGCTGACCGTTTCAGTCCCGCCCATTTCAGCCCCCCAGGCCCCGGCGCCGGACGGGTCGGCCCCCCAGGCCCCGGAGCTGCACGGTTCAGTCCCGCAAGCCCCAGAGCTGCACGGTTCAGTCCCGCAAGCCCCGGAGCCGCCCGTTTCGGTCCCGTCGGCCCCGGCAAGTTCCTGCCCGGCCCCGGCGCCGCTCTTTTCTCCCTCCGCCCCCGAAAGAGTGTCTTTGCTTCTTTGCTTCTTAATATCAGGGCCTGTGCCGCCGCCGTGCCGCTGCCGTGCCGGCTGCCAGTCGCCCCCCGCCCCTGCGCCCTGGTAGCGGGCGTAGTTTTCTATCGTGAATACGCTGTATTTTCCCCTGGGCTCCTGGGTGATCTCCCCGGTGGATTTCAAATGCCGCAGGGCGGTACGCACCGACTGCACCGACACCCCGGTCTGGGCCGACAATTCCCGGATCGAACTCACCGCCTGCCCCGGGGCCAGACGCACCTCCCGGTAGCTGCCCTCCTCCCAGGCGGCCAGCAGCAGCAGGTGCAAAAACACGCACTTGGTGGCCGTGTCGGTATACCAGCCCCAACCCAGCATCTGCCGGTGCAGTTTGATAAAGCCTTTGTTTTCCATCTTTTCCTCCTTTTCTCTTTGTGGGGATGGCGCTTTGTCCTCCCCGTGCCGGGTGGTTCGGCCCGCGCCGGGGATGGCGCTTTGCCCGCCCCGCCCCGGGTGGTTCGGCCCGCGCCGGGGATGGCGCTTTGCCCTCCCCGTGCCGGGCGGTTCGGCCCGCGCCGGGGATGGCTGCTGCCCACAGTACGCCCTTTCTTCGGCCCGCGGCGGGGATGGCGCTTTGCCCTCCCCGCGCCGGGCGGTTCGGCCCACGCCGGGGATGGCTGCTGCCCACAGTACGCCCTTTCTTCGGCCCGCGGCGGGGATGGCGCTTTGCCCTCCCCGCGCCGGGTGGTTCGGCCCGCGCCGGGGATGGCGCTCTTCCTCCCCCGCCCCGGGTGGTTCGGCCCGCGCCGGGGATGGCTGTTGCCCACAGTACGCCCTTTCTTCGGCCCGCGGCGGGGTCAGGCCCCTTCCCCACGGTACGCCGGGCCGGGGGACTGGCCACGAAAAACTGTGCAACTCCGCTTTCAGCGTCCTGCGAGTTTTTCTTAGGCCAGCTCCCCCTTCCTCGGCTGCATCTCCTGCCGCCGCTCCCCCCGCTTCTCCCTTCTTGGCTGCGTTTCCCGCCGCCTCAGCGCCGCCCCCGCCGCTGCCCCTCTTCTCCCTTCTTGGCTGCGTTTTCCGCCGCCTCGACGCCGCCCCCGCCGCTGCCTCCCTTCTCCTTCCCCGGCTCCCTCTCCCGCCGCCTCAGCGCCGCCCCCGCCGCTGCCTCCCTTCTCCTTCCCCGGCTCCCTCTCCCGCTGCCTCAGCGCCGCCCCCGCCGCTGCCTCCCTTCTCCTTCCCTCGGCTCCCTCTCCCGCCGCCT